CAAATTGCATTATCGGAATAATGCCATCAATAACCAACTTGCGTGTTGTGCATTGTTGTACGAATGCTTTAATGATGTGGTATTCATCTCTCCACTTACCCATCAACACAAGAGCCTTGTAATCGTTTTTAGAAGTGGCTTTATATGATGGATCAATGTAGCAAACGAGAAACTTATATTCTTTAAGAGGGCGCATTCTTTTATAATACATCTCTTTAAAAACAGTGCCCTCGGTAATTGGATTATTAAAATATTCTTTTTGCTGGCTGATGTAACTAACCATGCTTAGTATATCATCAATATCATGCTCACTGTTTTTTTGTGGCCATGATGATTGACCGTTCTTGTCACGAATATTTATTACATCAACATGCTTTGCCTTTTTCATTGCCCTGGTAATGCAACAATCTTTTGCAATGATGTTGCCCAGGAAAAGAAAAGTGTATTCGCCAGAGACAGAAACAGTAGGCACTACCGCCTGTTCTAACCATTCCCATTTTTGTTTTATAATGCGTGAGTTACGGCAATCTTCATCAGTATCTATATCATCTATAAGCACAACATCAATACGCTTTTCTGCATTGCGGCTACCACGAGGGCTTTGCCCTGCACCAATGCCACGAAATGCAACACCTTTCTTTGTTGTAAATTCGGTACCTGTCCAATCTCTATATGATTGCTGTTCGCCATAATCATGTAATATCCTGGCATTGCTTTCAAGATTAATTTTAAATGGCTTTAGTAAACGTTCTGCATTATCTGAACTGTTTGAAATAAGTAGCACATTAAACCGTTTGCCGGTTAATGTCATGTACAAAATTTCAAACATGCTGCGGGTGCTTTTTGCAAGCTCCCTGCTCCATGCCCGTACTTCATACCAACGGCTATTGATTAAAATTCTTTTAGTAGCTTTTTTATGAAAGTCAGCAGGCGCGGCAAAAGAGAATTTCGGGAAGTAATATTTAAACCACTCTTCAGGATCACTTTCTAATTGTGTAATCCTTTTTTTTTGCTGTACAACTGTTTCAGTAAGATCAACAGAAATACTTTCAACAATGCTTCTGTAAAAATCATCCCATTCTATACCGGCTTTTCTATCAATAAATTTCATAAGTTGACCTCACCCTTATTCCCTCTCCAAAGGAGAGGGGTGCAGAGTGTTAAGCGGATTTTAATTTGTGCTTAATAAATGCATCTATATAAATAATGAAATCCTGTGCCTTTGCTAAGTCCTGCGGTTTAAGCCAGTTTATAAAGTCTCTGCCAACATCTGTTATTTGTGCAATGCTGGTCTCAGTTTCCAGGGAGCGAATGGTTGCAGCAAGTTTGGCAAGTATATCAGCTTCTGCGTTGGTTGGAATTTTTTTATCTCTATCCTGTATATCATTTATCAATGCATCAATCATGTTATACGATCTGCGTATATGCTCTTCCTTACTAATAAATGAAGCCTTACGAAGATCTTCCCACTTTTCATCATTTATCCATTTGCCAATTGTTTTTTCGCTTACTCCAACTTTTGCAGCAATCTCTTTTTGAAACAGGTTCTCTTTAAGAAATAAAATTTTTGCCCAGTCTTTCTTTTGGGTAATAGTAAGATCTGCCATTCAATTTGCTTTCAGCAAATATGCACTCAAAACAGGGCTGTTTTAAAGTTGAAAAAGCATGATACAACAGTGTGTGCGGTATCATACAACTCTGAGGGAAGTGTGATGCTTATTGCATTTGGAGCGAGGCATGAATGCAGGCCATATTTGTAATTCTTACAAGCGCAAAGCAATAAAATTAGAATGGCAAAAACTTTTGTTCTCTCAGATGATAGCTTAAATACAATGGGCTTTCGCATACTAACTGCCGGCATTGACATAGAGCAATTCAGTAAGAACCCGATAATGCTTTTTATGCATAACCGGCCATTCGGGGGAACAAAAGATGAGACTTCGGTAATTGGTAAATGGGATAACATTCGTAAAGAAAAGAACCAGCTTTTAGCAGATGCAGTATTTGATATGGAAGATGAATTTGCCAAATCAATTGCGGCAAAAGTTGAAGGTGGTTTTATAAGGATGTCTTCCCTGGGCGCAAGGCCTGTGGAAACTTCAAGTGATAAGAAGTACCTGTTACCAGGCCAATGCTATGAAACAGTTACCAAATGTGTAGCCCGTGAAGGCTCTATTGTTGATCTCGGTTCAAATGATAATGCGATGTGCTTAACAGATGTGCCTGCGTTGTATGATGAACAGGAAAAGATTATAAAACTCAGTGCCGGTAATAACAACATAATTCCTAAAATAAAAACAACCCCTGATATGAAATTGACAGAAATAGAATTAGCCGAAGTGGCTCCCTTGTTGGGACTTTCAGACACTGCCACATCCAAAGATGTAATCGGCGCAGTTAATAAATTGAAAACCGACAAGGAAGCCGTTGAGGTAAAGCTTGCGGATGTACTGAAGCTTCAGAATGCTGAAAAAATTGAAACGCTGGTAAGCGGTGCAGTTACAGCTAAAAAAATTACCCCGGCTCAAAAGGCTGATTTTATAAAATTGGCCGAAGTTAATTATGAAACCACCAAAGCAATACTGGATAGCACTCCTGCTTATGTGAGTTTAAAAGACCAGGTAGACGAAGGAAATAAAGGAGCCGATGCAGAACTGGAAGCTATGGTAAAATTATCAGGTGAAGAACTTTGGAAACAAGGTAAGCTTGATTTGCTGAAGTTGAAAAGCCCTGAGCAATACAAAATTAAATACAAAGAATTTTTTAAGAAAGAGCCGGTAGACTAAGCCCGCTTTAAAACCCGTACCCCTTATAAAAAACAAAAGAGAAAATTTCAATCCCATCTTATGAAACAGTTAACCAGATTCTTATTCGCTTTTATTGCCTTCGCTTTATTTGTGCCGCAGTTGCATGTAGAAGGTAGCGCTAACATGATGTTGTTGCCTCACCTGGCTATAGCCACAGGTGTTGGTATTGTGTATGCGCTTATGCCGGTAAGCAATATCAAAAATGTTTTTTCCCAGGGCATACAGTTAGAAATATGGGCTAAGTATATCATTGAAAGATTCTGGAAAGACAATTCATTTTTAAAGAACGCTTTTAGCGATGATGATAAAGTACTAAGCGGTAAAATTGTTCATATACCACAACCCGGTGCAAAGCCTGTCGTGGTTAAAAACAGGTCATCCTTTCCGGCCACGGCCATCCGCAGAACGGATACCGACATTACATATGTGTTGGATGAATACACCACCGACCCTACGCATATTGAAGATGCAGAGAAAGTGGAAGTGAGTTATGATAAAATTGATAGTGTGTTAGGGGATCACATGAGCCAGCTTACAGAAACTGTTGCTGATGACATTTTAATAAAATGGTCACCGGCTGCCGCTCAGTTTGTAAGAACTACTGGCGCTGATGCCGCAGGCACAGGAGCGCAAACGTTAACACGCAAAGCATTTACTGGTGCAGATTTAAAGAAGGCAGGATTTATCATGGACACACAGAATGCACCAAAGGCCGACCGTTATGCAATGCTTGATGCCAACATGATGGATCAGCTTACCAGTTCATTAACCGATACTTTATACCGGGATTTTTCAAGCTACTACGATGCTAAGAATGGCGTGATAGGAAGGCTCTACGGCTTTGACCTTTTAACCAGGAGTTCAGTATTGAATTACGCCACTGATGATACCGTGAAAGCGCTTGGTGCAGCCGGTGCAGCTACCGACAACTTTGCAGCTTTATGCTGGCAAAAAAATTCTGTTGCCAGGGCAATGGGCGAAGTTAAAATGTTTCAAAATATTAATGATCCTCTGTACTACGGAGATATTTATTCAGCCTTGTTAAGAATGGGTGGACGTATCCGCAGGGAAAATGCAGAAGGGATCATTGCAATAGTTCAGCAACCATAAAAAACCCGTAATCCTGATAGCAACATTGCCCTTTGCCAGCCCTTAGAAGGCGGCTGGTTAAAGGGTTAATGAAAAACAAAAAGCATGGACGTGAATATGATAGATAAAAGTTTTGAAGAAACGAGGTCAGATGTTCACTTAATAAAAAATGAAATAACATCCATAAAATTAAAACTTACCATTCTGCATAATGCACTGGTAGGAAGTGAACTCACATCGGACGGTGGCCTTATAAAAAGGATTATAGAATCAGAAGGAGATTTAGACAAGCTGCGGGAAAAGATTTACAAGCTTGAAAAAAGAGATGATAGCCTGGCGCTATATGTTAGAATCATTTGGGCGCTTGTTTCGGGCGTCGTGGCTACAGTAGGAACATTACTTATATCACATTTCATGAAATGAGGGAATTATCAGCGTAGATGATCTTAAAAAATGATAAACAAAGTTTCAGATACCGGCGCATCTCTTATAAAACATTTTGAGCAATGCCGGTTAGCACCATACTTAGATGGCGTGAATGTGGCAACAATAGGGTGGGGAAACACTTTTTACCCTGGTGGAAAAAAAGTAACGATGAACGATAAGCCGATTAGCCAGGTATATGCAGATACGATGTTCAAAACAGTTCTTTCAAAATTTGCGCAGGACGTAGTACATCTTATTACCGTAAGTAAAACTACTGGTTTGCATCAGCATCAATTTGATTCTCTGGTGAGCCTTGCTTACAATATTGGAGTGGGTGCATTTGGTAAGAGCACGTTGCTAAGAAAGGTAAATGCAAACCCGGATGACCCTGAGATTGTTGCGGAATTTTTAAGATGGAATAAAGCAGGCGGGAAAATGTTACCCGGATTAACCAGGCGCAGGACAGTTGAGGCGCATTATTACATAACAGGAAATTTAAAACTTACATAAAATGAGCAATGCAAAAAAAATAGCAGGCGAATATTTTAAAACTCATCCAAAGGTTGATAAGTTCTTTATCACCAGCGATGGCCAGGCTTTCTTTACTCCGCAGGATGCCACTAACCACGGCAAAACCTTAAAAGATGTATCAGTGGTAAAAGTAACCAGGGAAGGTGATGACGAAGATATTTTTGATGATACAAAAAGCAAAGTGGTTTATGTAGATAAAGAGGATACTGATAAGATTGAAGGCTTAAGGCAGCATGAGCATGTGAAGGTAATTGTTACCGATGATGGCTCATCATTGAGAGAGGCGCAGGCTCAGATTGAAAAGGAACATTCCGCTGACATTGTCAGGGATAATGATGGAGTGCTTACCAATACACAGGAGGCAGAATTGATTGATGAGGCTAAGCTTGCCAGGGCTCCAAATGATGCCGAAGTAACATCGCCTGATGTAGCCAAAGCAGCAAAGGAAGTGGTGAAAGAGGTTGCTAAAGTTGCTAAGCCAGCAGCAGCAAAAAAGGCAGTTGTAAAAAAGTAAATATAAAAAGCCCCCTGCCCCGAAGGGGGGCAAATTGATTTTTAAAAATTTAACTCCATAACAATGTCAAGGCCGTCAGCAAATATATTTTTATCGAATGGGAACCTCGGTGGCCAGGGTGCAAGCGCAACCGGCAGTTGTGCCGTTATTGTTGCCTGCGCTGCTGCGCCTGTTGCGGGTTACGGAGTTGCGTTTCTTGTGAAGAGCATTGCCCAGGCGAAAGCTGCTTTTATACAGGCAGGTAATGAAGATGTTGTTGCTGCATTTGAAAAAGGTTTTTTTGCAGAGGCTCCTGAAGGCACAGAACTATGGTGCGTGGCCGTTGTTCAAACTAACACGCTTACCCAAATGGCTGTTGAGGCTATAACAGGTACAGCTTTATTGGCTGGATCCGGAAATATTCGCCTGGTGGCTGTTATTAAATTTCCGGCTGGCTCTTATGTGCCAACTATTGCAGAAGGGTTCGATGATGAAGTTCATACTGCTGCCACTGATATGCAAACATTAGCAGACGCATGGCTTGCAGAGCGGAAACCTTTCAGGGCATTTTTACAGGGTTATGGTTATGATGGCATTGCTAACAATGCAAAAGATTATGTGGCAGCCGCCTATCCTAATGTAGGTATTATAGTTGGCGATGTTGATGCCAGTACCGCCACTGCTACTTTGCTTGCCCTGGGACGTGCAAGTAAAGTGCCACCACAAAGAAACATTGGCCGGGTAAAAAGCGGATCATTAAATATCTCTGCATCATCTACAGTATTAATAGGTGCAACGGCTGTTGAACTGGTTACTAATACTGACCTGGATACATTGCACGATAAGCGTTACATCACGTTTGAGCGCAATGTAATTGCACCAGGATATATTTTCAATAACGATTTAATGTTAGCCGCTCCGGCAAATGATTACAGCAATCTTCGCAATGGCCGTGTTATAGATAATGCCGTAAGGGTTGCATATGCTGCTTACTACGAAGAATTAAAAGATGATGTGGAAGTGGATGAGAATGGAAGGCTCGCTAAAGTGGTTGAGAAGGCTTTAGAAACAAAAGTGGAGACTGCTATTGATGCCGAAATGCGTGGCCAGTTAAGCACTAATGCAGATGGCACATCAGCAGTGCAATGCCTGGTTAATCCAGACATTACACAGTACGCTTTTCTTTATTCACAAAACAACATTGACAGCCCCAACTTCAACATTCTGCAAACGAATAAAGTTTACCTGTTTGTAAGAATGAGACCGAAGGGAAGCTTGCAATACATTGATGTTTACCTGGGCTTTGCCACGGTAACATAAAGCCCCCGGCCCCGAAGGGGGGAAGACAAAAGAAAAAAGAATTTTTATTAAAAATTAAAATTTTAAATAATGGGATTCGATAGCCGGGAGTTTGAATATGCTGATATAACCGTTTCCCTGCTTGGTGTTACGCTGAGCGGCTTACGTGGCATTACTTACAAAAAGAGCCAGGAGAAAGAATTGGTGTACGGTCAGGGGAATCACCCAAAGGCTATACAACGTGGCAACAAAAAGTTTGAGGGCACATTGATGCTGCTTAAAAGCGAAATGGATTTATTAAGCGTAGCTGCAGTGGCTGCTGGTTATGATGACATTGTTGATTTGCCAGGAAAGCTTATACATGTTACCTGCTGTTATGCAAAAGCTGATGATTCAGTACCCACTACAGATACGATGGTTAACCTGGAATTTACAGAGTACGAAGATGGCATGAAGCAAGGCGATAAGTTTAAAGAGATCTCTTTACCGTTCATCTTTTTGAAATTGAAGAAAAACTAAAAAAGTAAACCCTTTAAAATTAAAATATATGTCAAAGTTCACGGATTTCTTAGTAAACATAGTATTGCCAACATTTGAAACGCTTGGTGAATCAGGATTGGTTAAAGTGCTACAAAAATTTAAAGAACAAAATCCTGAGCAGTACGAAGTATCCCTGCGTGCAGGCCACACTTTTATAAAGCCATTGCTTGCCTTTGTTGCAGAAACGGAAACAAAAGTTGATGATGGAATTGCAGAAGCTATTAATGAATCAATAAACCTGTCAGCATCAGCGAACGGTATTGTGTTTACTGACGAAGCGGAGAAGGCATAGAGAAAATTTTCAATTTTCAACTATCAACTTATCAACTATCAACTATCAACTATCAACTTAAAAAAAAGCTATGGGAGAATTAAAAGGACAGGCAACACAGGAACAAATTGACGCCTGGAAAAAAGAACACGGAAAGGTTTACACTTACAAGGTTGATGATAAGATCGCTTATCTAAAATCTGTTAACCGTGATTTGTTTGCCAGGGCAGCAACAAAAGTTTCAACAAGCCCGGCAAAGTTTAATGAGATAGTGATTGATGGTATATGGCTTGGTGGCGATGAAGCTATAAAAAAAGAAGATGGTTATTTCTTTGGCCTGAGTGAGTTTGTTGAAGAATTGATGAATAAGAAAAAAGGCGAGCTGGGGGAGTTATAAAAAATGCGAGGGGAGAATTTAGTGATAACCCGGTAATGTATTATAACACTCTGCTTCGTTATCATCTTCACATTTATGATCCTGAAAAATTGAGTGATGAAGAATGGGCACAGCAAATAGCCGTTCTGGAAAATATTAGAAAAGAAGAAGCTAAACAAAGGCCCTCGCTGTAAAATTGGCAAGGGCGTTTTTATTAGCCCCCGTCCCCGAAGGGGAGAAGGCAGGGTGATTTTAATTTTTTTACAATGTTTATTTTTCTTAACATAATGTAGGAGTCAATTAGCAAATTTCTTCTCCCCTTCGGGGCCGGGGGCTACTTTATCGGATCATGCACCGTCACCAACTTTGTTCCATCAGGAAATGTTGCTTCAATCTGAATCTCATGTATCATTTCTGCAATGCCTTCCATTACATCGTTGCGTGATAAAATTGTGGTGCCATATTGCATTAATTCTGCAACAGATTTACCATCACGGGCAGCTTCCTGAAGGCGGCTGCTGATAAGGGCTATTGACTCGGGGTAATTTAATTTTAAACCGCGGGCCTTGCGTTTCTCTGCCAGTTCTCCTGCGAGAAATAATAATAATTTTTCGGTTTCTCTTGGTGTTAAGTGCATGAAATAAAATTCTTAGTTAAGTCACATAAG